AAAGAAATTGATACTGCTGATTCTGAGATTATCCTATCTCCATCAGCAGTTATTAAGAAATGCGGTCCACCGATACCTATATCAGTTTCATCCTCTAGCTCTATATTTTCAAAATCAACAAAAAGATTTGTTAAAGTTTCACTGATAAATTTACCACCAGCATTAGTGCTAGAAGAATCTGTACCGTCTAGTAGTAACTCACCACCAATATTAGTTTCATCAGTTTCTAATAAAATCTCGTCATCAAAATTATTAACACCGTACTCTAGAACTTCAGTAGTTCTAGAAACTGATTCACTAAAGATAATAGTAAATGTAGAAGCAAGAATTGGTGAGAAGTTATCAGTAAATCCACCACCAAGACCAGTTCCAGCATTTGGTATTGCCGCAGAAACTAGAGATGCAATACTAACTTTACCAAACACATTAAACCCAGCAGGGTGTACTGCTTTCTTCAACTCCGTTAAATAATCTGATCGACTAGAAGCAGCTTCAATCTCATAAGAAAATTGTTGGTAGTATACAGAGTCTTGAATTCTATTTAAATCTTCTCCGATTAAACTACTAATATCCACACCATAAGAAGGAGTGGTTTCTGCCTTCGTTCCAATGGATGTTGTACCTTTACCAATATCAACACTTACGATTGTTCCAGACGCACCACCAGAATCCGTGATAGTAGTTGTCTCAGCAGAGAAGTCTGGCGGTTGTTCGTTTACAATATTGTCACCAGCATGAGCTGAAGTAGAGTTAGTTCCATTGATTGCAATGTTACCATCAAGAGCTTCAACATTACTTAGAAGACGTTCATTGACATTTGATTGACTAGCATCAGTACCATCTAATACAATAGAGTTACCGACATTCTCTGCCATGAGAGTATCACCAGCGTCAGTCCCACTAGCATCTGTTCCATCTAGAAGAATACGTATTTCATTTTCAATACCTAATTCTATGAAACCATCTGTTAATAACTTATCACCATCATCATCTCTTACTGCAACGACAAAACTATTCTCTGTAACAAATCTAGTCTGTGTTGGGCTTGGATCAAAGTAACGTGCATCACCTACTGATGTAGCATCTTCGTATCCTATTACTCCACCAAGTGAATCTTCATAAACTAAATTATCGTATGAACTTCTACCAGCAGCTGGTGGAATTGTATCACCTACATTGTTTCCACCAGATACGCTCTCTAGTGCTACACCTGTATGAAGACCAATTCTAGAATCTTCTTCAACTAAGAAACCATCACCACCATTTAGTTCAGTTCCAGATTCTATAACAAAGTAATCTAATTGTTTTCCAGCAAAAGGAGAATCCATTACAAGGTTGTTTCCATCCTCATCTACTAATTCTTCTTCTATTGCAAGTTGATTATCTATTGTTAAATATGGTTCACCAAGTCTATCACCTAAAACAACAAGTGAGTCTTCAAGGCCAATACCTTCGCTATCACTAGTTTCCATAGTGACACGTTCAACATCCTCAAATGTAGTCTTCAAAACTTTAGTCGTAGAATTGAAACCTTTAACAACACCTGTATGACCACTACTTGCAAGAGTGTTTGTTACACCAAATGTACCAGACACATCTTTCAAAACAAAGTTTGCTGTGAATTGTCCCTCTGGAGCTTCAGTATATTTAAACCCTTGATTAATTATATTGACACTATCTACAGCACCAATATCATTTGTATCTGCTGTAAGAAGTGTGCTTGTACCAGAGGTTGAAGTAACTGTAACTGAGGGTAATAGTGTATATCCCTCACCACCGTCCTTTATGAATACTCTGGTTATCTCACCAGTAGAAACTGTACCATCTTCTAAAGCAAATGTATCACTATCTGTTCCGTGACTATCTAAAGTTATCTGGTCTGTTTCTGTAATTAAAAAATGCCCTGCATTGTGACTACTTGCATTTGTTCTGTCTAATGCAAGTCTGTCTCCAGCATTAGAACCAGAAGAATCCGTTCCATCTAATATAAAATTAAAATTTGTTATAGCACTAGTAGAACCAGCTTCTAAAACCAGATTGTCACCAGTATCACTACTAGAAGAATCTGTACCATCAATAGATAAAGAACCATCAATAACAGAAACAAATCCAGTTGCTGCTTTTGTACTAGTGCTTGTCTCTGTGGTGGTAAATGTTAAGACATCTCCCTCTCTAAAAAGAGTGCCAGCATTATCAATAATAACTCGACTAACACTACCTGATTTAATGGAACCAACTTCAGCTGTAGCTTCTCCATTACCTATTGTAGTTTGAGTATCAAGACTTAAATCATCTCCAACAGAATATAATTTACCACCATCAGTAACCGCATAACTTGTCACTATACCTCTAACCGTAAATGACATTGTAACGTCTTGTACAGTAGAGGTTCCTTGTATAACTTCACCGTCAGTAAATGTTCCTACTAATGAAGCAGGATTAATTTCAAACTGAATTATTGGATCACCACCTTCAGCAGTAGAAAGTGCATTAGCAATAACAGCAGTAGCACCAGAAGTTTGCCCAGTAACTATAACTCCTAGCATCTCTCCACCAATAGCATTAACTCCTGGCGAACATCTTAGAATTACTTGATTTGTCCATCTACCATCAGAGGTTCTCATCATATATTGGTTTGGATATGTTACTTCAATATCTTCATCTAGTAACATTCTCATAAAAATTTTATGACCTTCAGAGGTTCCTTTTGCTCTGTATAGTTCTCGTATATTTTTAATGAGGTTTCTTTTATTAATACCAGTTGCAAGGTCAGTAGGAATAGCGTTCATAAACGAATCTCTTAGTTGGTCTAAGAAATCATATATGGTATTATCTACGTTTGCATACTCTAAAAGTTGCTGTAGGTTCTGTACAGGGTTTGCACGATATCTTACAACCGTACCAGTTGAGCCAGAGGTTCCACCTGTAATAGTTTCTCCAGTTTCAAATTTCTGTTGAGATGTTATAAACAATCTTGGTTTAGTAGCGTTACCTAAATCATCCACAAGAATAGTTGCTGTTGCTTTAGAAGTAGCACCAGTGATTGTTTCACCGACAACAAATTTACCAGTGGTTGCATCGGTAGCATCTTCAAGAACAATCTTATTATCATCTACATCCAAAACAAAAGATTCTGTTTCAAGTTCTAAAAGTAAATTATCAATAACAACACTGACACGTAATTCACCAGCTTCTAGATACTCAAAATAACTTTTTAGAAACTTAACAAATATAGGATGGTCAGCCTGAATAAAATCAGGTACTTGACCTTCTAAAAGAGGACTAAGTTTGTTTGTCAGATTTGATGAATATGAACTATCAAGAGGTGCCATATTAATAACTCGATGGTGTCACATAAGTAGATGTTGTTGTCGCAGTTGTACCTGATGAAGAGTCTCCTGTAGCAATAGTATCCAATGACCCATTTATATTAGTATTAACAAAATCTATTTTTAAGATTTGATTACGAACAGGAATTATATCAAGGGAGTCTGGTGTAACCGTCAAACGAATAACTGAAGAGGCAACCTCATCAACATTTTCTACAGAAATAATATTAACACTACTAATTTTAATTTCTCCAGTACTGTATGTTATAGTTCCAGCAGTACTGTCTTGATACTGACGAACACCAGCAACTAGAATATATCTTCGTATATTACCATCACCATCATCATCAAAGAATTGTACGTTAGTTGTATCACCACTTACTTTAAATCCAGTGGAAGCAAGAACACCACCAGATGTAGAGTTATGACCACTATGAGGATTATAAAACGCATTGTTAAGTTGTATGGTGTATGCGGTTGATGTACTTAAAGTTGGAGATAAATCATGAGCCAATGTTACTGTAGTAATATTACTAGTTATTGATGTGTCCGTATCGTCAATCAATCCTGTTACCTTGGAATGTCTAAACGCACCATCAAACTGAGCTAAGTTACTTGTATTATAATTTCTTAAAGTAGAACTAACTAAAGATGCTAGTGATGTAGTAGTTTCAGTTGTCTTACTTGAATCAAACTGAAAGGAAATTCCCAATATAATATTAGTAGTTTGCGTATCAACAATAACTGGAGTTATAGATGTAACTGTAAAAGGACTTAGTGCAGTTATCAATGAAGATTTTTCTGTGTCTGTTAAGTTGTTACCAGTTGTAGATTCTATCGCAATAAAAACTTTTCCATATTCAGGCGTACTAACAACACCAAGACTTGTATCAAAAGAACCACTCTCTCCACCAAAAATTGCAACAGATTTAGTGTTTGGAAAATATTGTTTTGCATATACCTTATAGTCTTCAGCAGTAACACACCGACCTTGAGATGCATAACTCAATGGTGCGTTATATTTTATTGATTGAAGTGACTCTGGTTCTGAACCAGCAGATGCTGCAGCTACCGTTGCAACACTTATATCAGATACCGCTGCGATTGTTGCTGCATTGTCAAAGAGAGCTGCACCGTTTGCAAGAGATTTGTTTGACACAACATATGTTAGTATAATAATATTACCGTCTGAAAGAGCAGAACCTATAATACCATCACCAAAATAAATTTCAAATACTCCAGCCTCTACCTCTTGTAAAAAGTAGACATTACTAGATGCTGTCAATTGTGTTATGTCTGTGGTCTTTGTATATGTTGTGGTAGTTGAGTCTGAAGATGAGGTTTGAACCTTTACTGTTAGTGTAGTAGTGTCTGCTCTATTATCAGTCAGCAAAAATCTCTGGTCAACATCAGAACTATCAACACTATATCTTGTCGTTATAAAAGTTCCTTCGTATATATCAATATTTGTAAATGGAATACTATTACCAGTGTTTGATTTTGTAACATCTGTTATTGTTGAAAAGTTATAAGACACACCATCTACAGCAGTATTAAATACTGTTCCTGCTGGCATCGTTAGAGAACTACTATTTGTATTCAAAGTAACATCTACAACTGCTTTAGAAGCACGAGCAGACGTTGGTGTATATCCTAAAGTTTTTGCGTGAGAAACAATACTAGACCTAAGAGATGAACTATCCAAAAACATTTCGTTGGCCAACATATTAGCATTGAAACCTAGATAGTGAGTATTGTATGCTAGAACATCCAAAAGGATATTCATACCAGAACCCTCAAAGTCATAATCCGTAAATTGATCTTGAGCTTGAAGGAAAGTTTTGAGGTTACTTTTTACCTCATCAAAATCAAATTCTGTAACTTCTAATCTTTTGTCATTTATTGCCATTATCGTAATACCTCTAGAAATACTGTCATGTCTACAAGTTCAGTGGGTGCATTAACAACAAAAAATTCTATAGTCACTTCGTATTCATTTCTATCTACATTAGGTAAAGATCGAACACTGATTAACCTTGCTCTTGGTTCAAAATTTTCTATAACATCTTCTATTTTTCTTGCTAAAACAACAGATGTAACAGGGGTCATATGTTCAAATAATATATCTCTTATACTAGAACCTATTTCT